AGAATGCTTGGTGTTGATGTTTCAAGTAGATTTGTATATGTAGATACTCACTGCACAGAAGAAGTTCTTTCAATAGCTGAAGCAACTATTTTAAAAGCAAAAGCAATGGATAAAGATATACCTGTTACAATTGTTTGGGATTCTGTCGCAGCTTCTTCTCCAAAGGCAGAGCTACTTGGCGACTATGATAAGGAATCAATTGGCCTGCAAGCACGAGCAATATCAAAAGGTATGAGAAAAATAACAGGTGTTATAGCAAATCAAAATGTTCTTTTTGTTATTTTAAATCAAATAAGAACAAAGATTGGAGTCATGTATGGAGATCCTGATACTACTCCTGGCGGAAAAGCAATTCCATTTCATTCATCTACTAGAATAAAGTTAGGAGCAGGCCAGCAAATTAAAGAAGGTGAAGATGTAATTGGAATCAACGTATCAGCAAAAACAATTAAAAATAAAGTTGCAGCACCTTTTAGAAAGATTAATTTTGAAATTCATTTTGGTGTAGGCATTAAAGAGCACCAGCAAATCTTTGATATATTGCGAAAACACGGCCCAGAAATTATTAATGGAAAAGAGATACTGATTGCAGGAACTGGCTCTTGGAAAACTTTTTCTGTAATAGATGTACCAACTGGCGAAATAATAATTGAAAAGAAGTTCTATAAAGCAAATTTTGATGAAGTTTTAAATTCTGAAGAGTATTCAAGATATATTGATGACCTTCTTGAAATAGCAATGGTAAAAAAGTTTTCACCGGATGAACTAGATATAGATGCAGAATCATATGTCGAGGTTGAGGCACTTGCAATGTCACTATCAGGAGACTAAATGACTCACGCAGAGAGTGAATTAATTTTAATTGTAGATGGTTTAAATTTATTCACTAGACACTATGTTGCGCATCCTGCATTAAATGCTAGCGGAGAGCAAATAGGTGGAACAATAGGTTTTTTGCATGCTGTATCATCACTATCAGAAAAATTTAAACCTTCAAATATTATAGTAGTCTGGGAAGGCGGCGGATCATCTAGAAGAAGATCTATTTTTAAAGACTACAAGCAAAAACGAAGACCAGCAAAGCTCAATAGATATTATGAAGATGATATTCCAGATACTGTAGAAAATAGAAATATGCAATTATCTCTCTTGATAGAATTAATTAAAAATACCCCTATTTGTCAAATGTATGTTCCAGATTGTGAAGCTGATGACATAATTGGGTATATTTCTAAAAACAGGTTTAAAAATAATAAAAAGCTAATAGTTTCTTCAGACAGAGATTTTTATCAGCTTCTTGATAAAAAAACTATAATATATTCACCCACTTGGAAAAGGTTAGTAACTTCAATTCAAGTAATAGAAAAATTTGGAATATCTCCTGAAAACTTTTGTCTTGCAAAATCAATTTGCGGAGACCCTGCTGATAATATTGAAGGAGTTGAAAGAGTTGGTTTTAAAACGCTTTCTAAAAAGTTTCCGTCTCTTTCTTCAAAAAATACTGTTTTTATAGAAGATATTATTAAAGAATGCAATAATATGATAAAAAATGGAAATAATCTTAAATCAATAAAAAACATTTCAATTTCAGAAGGTTTAATTAAAAGAAATTGGAAACTTATATATCTAGACATCCTTCAACTATCTGCAATTCAAATTGACAAAGCAAATTTTATACTTGATAATTTTACTCCTAAAAGAAACAAGATAAAAGCAATGAGAATTTTACTAAGAGAAGGAATTCAAACTTTTAACATAGACAGGCTTTTTCTTTCACTAAGCCAAATAAGGTAATTTAATGTCATCTGAATCAAAATCATACTTCGGCCAATATGGTAAGTCTTTTCAAGAAAAGATTTTCCAGGCGTTTATCACAGATCAAAAGTGGTCTGCACAAATGATTGAAGTTATGGATCACCAATACTTTGATTCAAAATATTTGCAATATCTAACAGATAAATATTTTTCATTCTATACAAAGTACAAGTCCTTTCCAACACTTCCGCTTCTTATTACAGCAATAAGAGATGATCTAAAGGAAGGAAATGATACTATTCTAAGAGATCAAATAGTAGAATTTTTGCATAGAATTAAAATGAATCCTGACATAGGTGATCTTGAATTTGTTAAAGAAAAATCTTTAGATTTTTGTAAAAAGCAAGCACTTAAAGAAGCGCTTGAAGAATCAGTTGGCCTAATTGCAACTGAAAAATATGAATCAGTAGTGTCTGTTATGAAAAATGCAATATCAAAAGGAATGCCTACGTCAATTGGTCATAACTTCTTTGAAGACTATGATTCAAGATTTGCAAAAATTAATAGAGTTACATGCCCAACAGGTCTAAAAGAACTAGATAAAAAAGATGTTTTAAATGGAGGTCTTGGAAGAGGAGAGATTGGAGTTATTACAGCAAACACCGGCGTAGGAAAATCTCATTTTCTTGTCCATATCGGCTCAGAAGCTTTAAAAGTAGGCAAAAATGTTATTCATTATACTTTTGAATTATCAGAAACTGCTGTAGGAAGAAGATATGATAGCAATCTTTGTGATATTCCAAGTAACGAAGTAATTGAAAGAAAAACAGAGTGTATTAAAAAATATGAAAATACAGATCTTGGAAGACTAATAATTAAAGAATATCCAACAGGATCGGCAACTGTTATGACAATAAGAAACCATATCGAGAAGCTACTTTTAAAATCTTTTGTTCCAAGCTTAATAATCATAGACTACGCAGATATTATGAGATCATCAAGAAAAATGGACTCTCTTCGTCATGAATTAAAGCTAATATACGAAGAGCTAAGAAATCTTGCAATGGATATGAATATTCCAGTCTGGACTGCAAGCCAAGCAAATAGAGATTCTGCAGACAAATCTGTAGTAGGTCTTGAAAATATGTCAGAAGCTTATGGTAAGGCAATGGTTGCAGATCTAGTTCTCTCAATCTCTAGAAAGCCAATGGAGAAAGATGCAGGAACTGGAAGAATTTTTATTGCAAAAAATAGAGCAGGCAGAGACGGCATTCTTTTCCCAGTTCTAATTGATTGCGCTAAGTCAAAATTTAAGATAGCGGAAAATGGAGAGGAGATGTCACTCAAAGATGTGGTAAGGACAGACGCAGCAAGCATGAAAAATCTTTTAAAGCAGAAGTGGAATGAAGTTAACTGTGAAGAATAAATGCTGTAGAAATATAGAACGATTAAAAAAAATATTATTTAATGGAGGCGACATATGTTTAGTTTTAATGAATCATTAGAAGCGAGTATAAAATATTTTAAAAATGATGAACTTGCAGGAAATGTATTTGTTACAAAATATGCACTATCCGACAAAGAAGGAAAATTTCTAGAAGAGTCTCCAGACGATATGCATAAAAGAATTGCAAAAGAATTTGCAAGAATTGAAAATAAATACAAAAATCCAATAAGTGAAAAAGAAATCTATAGCCTTTTAAAAGATTTTAAGTATATAGTTCCGCAGGGTTCGCCGATGTCAGGAATTGGAAATCCGCATAGATTGCAATCAATTTCAAACTGCTTTGTAATTGAGTCACCATACGATTCTTACGGAGGTATTCTAAAGTCTGATCAAGAGCTAGTTCAAATAGCAAAACGTAGAGGTGGGATTGGATTTGATATATCAAACATAAGACCAAAAGGAATGACAACGGGAAATGCTGCAAGAACAACAGACGGCATAGAAGTCTTCATGGATAGATTCAGCAACTCATGCAGAGAAGTAGCACAAGGAGGCCGCAGAGGTGCTCTAATGCTAACAATATCAGTACACCATCCTCAGATTGGCGACTTTATAAAGATAAAGAATGATCTGACTAGAGTAACAGGTGCAAATATATCTGTAAGAACAACAGACGAATTTATGAATGCAGTTAAAAATGATGAAATGTATGAACAGCGATGGCCTGTAGATTCTTCAAGTCCTGAAGTTATTCAAGAATCAAGTGCATCGGAAGTATGGCAGTCACTAATTGAAGGTGCACACTCTTCAGCAGAGCCGGGCATTCTTTTTTGGGATACAGCAAAGAAAATGACTCCGTCTGATGCTTACGAATCTGATGGTTTTGGATCAACATCTACAAATCCATGCGGAGAGATTATATTATCACCATACGATAGCTGCAGATTAATGCTAGTAAATCTTTCGTCTTTTGTTAAAAGCCCATGGAAAGAAAATACTAGCTTTAATTTTCAGAAATTTGCAGAAGTAGTTCAAAAAGCACAAAGATTAATGGATGATATGATTGATCTTGAGCTAGAGCAAATTGATAAAATAATTAAAAAGATTGATCTAGATCCTGAAACAGACGACGTGAAATATTATGAAACAACGCTCTGGCATAATATTCGCAATGCTGCAGTAAAAGGAAGAAGAACAGGTCTTGGAATTACAGGTCTGGGTGATACTCTTGCAATGCTTGGAATTACATACGGGTCAGAAGAAGCAATAACAAAAACTGAAGAAATTTATAAGTGGCTTGCTCTAAATTCATATGATAGCTCTATTAGACTTGCAAAAGAAAGAGGAGCATTCGAAGTATTTGATCATGAAAAAGAAAAGGATCACCCTTTTATTCAAAGAATTATAGGAGAGCTTTCAAACCAGACTAAATTTGACTATGAAAAACACGGAAGAAGAAATATTGCAAATACTACTACAGCTCCGGCAGGATCAGTATCTGTTTTAACTCAAACAACTTCTGGAATTGAACCAGCATTTATGCTTCACTACACTAGAAGAAAAAAGATTGCAAATCATGACGATGATGCAAGAGTTGATTTTGTAGATGCAAAAGGAGACAAGTGGCAAGAGTACACTGTTTATCATCATGGCTTTAAGCAGTGGATGGATTCAACAGATCCTGACTGTGGATGGGATAAAGACAACCTGGCAGTTGCTGTTTCCCATAGCCCGTATGCTGGCGCTACTGCAAATGAAATTGATTGGGTAGCAAAAGTAAGGATGCAAGCCGCGGCCCAAAAGT